AGACGATCAATACTCTTGTCGGCTTTCACTGTGATATAGCGGGCACTGAACCGAGCAGTTTCCTCTCCCTTGAATGAAAGAAGTCTACCCTGAGCACCAACAACATCACCCGTCTTGTTGAAGAAAGGAATTATAAGACGTTCCTCTGCTCCAAGTGCAAGACACTCTGGATCTAGTTTCTTCATCCACGAACCAAAGTCATCCGTATAATAGAGAATGTCATAGAACTTCTCTGGGATCTTTCTCATCTTGCAGAATTTGTGTGCCTTATGTGAAGAATCTAGGTCTTTAATCCGAGTTAGATCTTTCAGTAAGACTGAGTTAGTTTTAAATTTTGGCTTGAACGACAGACCACCAAACATGCTTTCTTCCTTTGGCTTTTTATAATTCGAATTCCCATTTTCTCCATTCTTCCATCTCTCAACTGAATAATCTTTCATTAGCAGTGGTGATACCATTTCCAAGAAACGGTAGAGTGAATGTCCTACACCACAGTTGTGACACTTGTAGAAGAAGTCATTACCCTTCTTGTAGAAGTATCCCCGAGCTTTTATTTTATTCCTTGTTGAGTCTCCACATATCGGACATCGACAATTTGCTAAATCTTCTTTCTTCCATTTGAACTGCTGAAGGCTACCTGAGGCGAGGTTTATGAATTTTTTGTCGATATAATACGACATCAGATGCTCCAGCTTTCAAACTTTCCTTTTGAGGAAGAAAACTTTTCATCGAAGTTTCGTCCATCAAGGGCATTCCCAGCTTTGGTGTCTTTTGTTTGGTTGGTTTGAAGTAGGCCACTCTGGTCATTTTTATCAACGTCATATAGTTTCATCTTTCCTCTATTAATACCAAGGATGAACTTCTTGTTTGAAGCAACATCATTGTATCTATTCTTCAATTGTTTTACCATAATCTGGTTATTCTCTTCCAGTTCATCTGTGGATATTAAGGCAATCATGAAGTCTGCGGTTGCTGGTAAACCGAACGATTCTGACGTATCTTCCAATCCAACATCGCTATTATTGAACCCGCTACGATTAACTTGTGTTGCCGAAAAGATTGGAACTGATCTTTCTACTGCCATACCACGTAACTCTTCTGCAATCGCTTTAATGTAAGTGTAGGAATTTACATTACTACCATTCTTGAGACGAGCGGAAGCACATATATTAAGGTAATCAATAAATATAATATCAGGTTTGAACTGTTTCTTCATCCAAAGCTCGTCAAGTAGTGCTCTGAAATGGTTCACATTGGCAGTTGCAGTAGGATATTCCTTGATAATCAGTTTACCCTTTAGATGGGCTTTGAATGTCTCAAGTTTCTTATAATATAAGTTACGTGGAAGATCCTGAACATCATCAATTGTCATATCAAAAAGATTCGCATCAATCCTTTCTGCGATTCTCTCTTCTGCCATCTCACACGTAATATAGAGAACGTTCTTATTCTGGGTCAGACAATTAGCAGCATGATGACACAGGAACAAAGACTTACCAACACCAGTACCAGCCATGATGATGTTCAGAGTCTTCTGTGGAGTTCCCCCACCAGTAATAGTGTTGAAGTACTCAAGATCAAATGCAACTTTCTTTTCTATTCGGTGGTAGAAGTCGTATCTTTCTTCTGCGTCTTCAATGTAGTCGTGTCCGATGTGTGTGTCGAACGAGACTGCAAGGGCATCGGAGAGAATTTCTGGGATTGCATTCGCTGTCTTTGAGTCTGACTTGTCTTCGAGGATATGGATTGACTCCATGATCGCATTGTAAACCGCCTTATCTTTACAAAAATCTTCTGTTTGTGATGATAACCATTCAAGCTCTGGAACATCTTCATCCGTCAAACTCTCCATGAGTTTTCCCAACTCTTGGAACTGGGGTTCTGTTAGGCTAGTTTGTTTATCCAGATCAATAACAATCGCTTCCTTTGTGGGAAGCGCATTATATTTAGATATAAAGTCTTGGATTGCACCAAATACAAGTTTTTCAATCTGATCATGAAAATACTCTTTCTTGAGAAAGGGAGTCACTTTCCGAGAGAACTCATCATTGTATATCAGATTTTGAAGTATTACTAACTCTATGTTCTTCACTACTAGCCTCTTTCAGTATATCCAAATCTTCGGGTACGGCAGATATTTGTTCTTCTAGAACAGACATCAGAATATTCGTAAACACATCACGAAGTTCATCTGTCACTTCTTCTTTATTTGGATTTTCAACAATGTCATAGTCATAATCAAAGTGTAGATTCTCTTCTTTCTCTTCGAGAACCACACGTTCATATCTTATCACAATACCCTTATACTGTCCATCAGTAATTTCGATTGGGACATTACCTTCAGTCGATTCATCGACATATCGATAGTCAGGCGCTTTCATTTACTTCCTCGGTTTCTTCTTCATCTGCACCAAGTTTACCATACATGAATTCTTTCTTGACTGCCTTTTCTAGTTTCTCCATAACATCTGCGGTGAAGTACTTCTCGGGATCCTTGTAGATAGACTTCTCATAAACCTTTGCTCCATCTGGAAGTTGGATTCTAGTAGAGACTTTATCAAAGATTTCGTACTTGAGTGCAATATCAACAAGACCATAGTATGGGTTCAATCCTTCACTGTAGTTGAGAAGAACATCGACCATAGAATTCTCTTTGGTGAATCGGCTCTTGTATAGCTTACAATGAATAATATTTCCGATTACATCAGTGCCTTCTTTCACCTTCTTCTTCGAGAGATATACAATAGTTGATGCTGCATACTTGAGACCAGAGCCACCACCCATCTCCTTCTGTGGGAACATAGAACCAATCACATCATAGGTGTGGTTAGTAAGGATGAGTGGGATTCCTGCTTTACCTAGCTTAAGAGTCAGAACTCGGAAAGTTGATTTGACCATCTGTGCTCGTGTCATATCACGAGTACCTTTACCATCAGCAGTGTCAGCAATCTCTTTGTCTGTACTCAACATACCAAGTGAGTCCAGACAGATAAGCATAGGCTTTTTCTCGTCCTTAGAAAGCCCAAGATACTTATCAACAATAGTAATCGCTTGATGTCGGAACTCTTCTATTGTTGCGACAGGAAAGACTGCTACGCGCTTTGGGTCAACACCACGATCAGCAAACATGTCCGAAGTTACGGCTTGTTCAGTATCAAAATAAAGTACCACACCGTCAGGATTATCAGACAGGAATTTGTGCACGATGCCAAGTGTAAAATACGTCTTTCCAGTGGCTGATTCTCCAGCGATTGCGACAATCTTATTATTAGGAATTCCACCATACAGAGAGCCAGACAGAAGAGCATTAAATGCAAAAGATCCGGTATCAACGAAGCCATCGACATCACTTCCCTCAATACCTTCTGATATAACATTTGCATATTGGTTACCCGATTCTTTTACCATATTGTTCAAAAAATCACTCATTTTATTTCTCCTAAAGTTGTTGCTTCAATACATATACGATTCTGTGGATACTGTCCCTAGTTCTACCCAAAGAACTGATAGCATCCAATGATGTTTCTTCATCTGTGTAAGATTCTTTTACTCTTGTACTTATATCATCTAATTGAGTAGAAAGATATTCTTTCAAAAACATAAGATCTTTATATTCTATATCTACTTTCATATGAACAGTCCCTCCAGAGTCGCCTGTTCTTTAGACTTCCATCCAACAACATTAAGTATGGTTTCTAAAGGATCTAAGAAGCTCTTTGTGAACTGCATATTATAGTCTACAAACCTATGGATATCAAGTTCTTTCGGTATACTGACTGGAAAAGAAATTACCTTGTCACCCTTCATGCCACTGATAGGATTTTCTTCCTTCAGATAGATGAACTTGATCTTGTCACCCTGCTGAATTTTTTCATATTTTTCCTCAAGTTTTAGCTTCTTGATATAATAGTTGTATATCAGAGAACCTTTAACGGCAATTGGCGTTGCCGATATATAAATCTCAGATGAGGACTCCCACTTCTCAAGATTGGAAACGCCTCGCGGGAATGCAATCTCTTCAGGTTCACACTCGTAGAATTCTTCTTTGAATTTAGCAACATAATTCTGAATATCCTTTTCATTTGTAGTCAGGATAAGAAGAATTGCATCCTTCAGTTTCTCTCTCACAATAGCAGGAGTGGAACTTCGAGTCGTTTCAATTCCCATGATCTTGAGCTTAGGTTTATCATAACGAATACCTTCACTATCCCACACATTCAATGCGTATCGTTTCTTTGCAGTCCAGATTCCTCTCTCGGCAACAACTTCCCTACCCATGTGCATCTTGTTTTCATATGCATTCATCATCTTAGCAAGTTCGTCATACTTCTTATCGATGAGAGGTTGTATAATCTTTTCTGAACTGTTATCCAAGAAGTCAACAATCTTCTTCGTATCACTGCAATCTGGAAGGAATCGATCTACCAACTTACCTAGACGAACATAAACAGAGTCTGTGTCTGATGCAACGATATAGTCATAGTTGTCCGTACCGATTGTTTCGTTCAGAAAGGCGTTAATCTCATCAGCGACCCAGCGAATACTCAACTGCCCAGAGGTAGTAATCGCTTCTGCCATGTCAGTTGCATAGTATCGGAAGTACTGATTACCAATAGCACCATAAGCAGAGTTCAACTGAATCTTACGAACCAACTGGAAGTTGTTGTACTTGGTAATCTCATTTTCTAGATTAGTTTCGCCTGCCTGCTGACGTTTCTGACACTCGATCATCTTCTTCTTGTATGCTTTACGCTCATCATACATCTTAGACATCAGATCAGGAAGGAACCCTGCAAAGTCTTTGGTGTAGCACGTACCATTTGCTGCCACTGAATAGTTTTTATCAGTGTGGGTCTTGAGTGCTCGCTTCAGATGATCAGATTGTTCACCAAGAATTGCCTCGGGTGTAATCAAGAAATCCTGCATCTGATTGATCATTGTTTCTGGGCTGATGTTGTACTGCATGATCAGGTGGGGATATAGACTGTTCAAGTCGAACGAAACAACCCAGTCATGTATACCTGTGATCGGATCCTTAACATAAGCACCAACATACTGCTCATCTTTCTTACCAGCTTTCTTGGGAGGGATAACAATATCATCTTCCCTGAGATGGTGGTAGATGATCTGATCCCACGTTCGGACCTGTGAGAAAACATCCTCGTAGTTCACCTTAGCAGAATACGCCAAAGCAAGAGCAAGCTCAAGCAGCTTCATCTTATCTTCGAGCATGACAATCAGTTCAACATCTCGGACATTATATTCCATAAAACGAGCAAAGTCTTTTCGATAGAAGTCCTTGATTGTCTCGTGTTCACCATAGCCCATCTTACGTTCACCGAGTTCGACAAATGTAATATGATCTAACTTATATGATTCCTGATTCTTGTACGTGAAGGTACGGTAGAGATCCAAGTAATCTAGAATGGACACACCAAGAATCTGGAAGGTGGTGTGCTTCCTGTTCGCCCTCTCAATTTGCTTCTCTCGAATCTTTTTCCATGGAGAAAGCTGTGAAGTTTCTACGGGGCTGAGGACACGATTTATTCTCTGTACGAGATAAGGAATATCAAAGAACTTGACATTCCAACCAGTCACAATATGGGGAGATTCCTTCTTCCAGACCTGTAGGAAATCAGAAAGCAGATCTTCCTCGTACTCGTAACACTTACACTCAATACCCGGAACAGAGAAATCACCCAACCCAAATGAGTACTTGTTCCCATTCACAAAGAGAGTAATACCGATCACCTTCTCTTCTGGATCATCGACCTGTGGGAAACCATGTTCACACTGGGTTTCAATGTCGATATGGGCAACTGAGATCTTGTCCATGTCATAGTCAAGTTCACCGGAGTATAGGTCACCGATGTACTGATAGACATAATCAGTGTTGCCATAGATTTTAAAGTTGGGGACACCCTCGTACTGCTTAACGAAGTCACGACAATCAGAAATGGAACCCGGTTGAATGGGTTCTACAACTTTCCCGTCAAGAGTCTTGAATCGAGATTGCTTGTTTGATGGAATGAAGAGCGTGGGATTGTACTTCACCACACGTTTTACAGGGACACCATCTTCGATGCCCCTGTAAAGTATTCCGTCACCAACAAGAGAGACGTTAGTATAAAAATTATCCATAGTTTAGACTGGGTGATGCATTACTGTGTTTGGTGTAACTTCTAGTTCTTCAATCAGAAACTCTTCTACTCCCTCGGGGAGGTCGTCTTTTTCCTTATCAGAAACAAAGGCAGAGAAAAGGATCATGTAGTTCATGATGTCGAGTACAGCATCCTTCCACGTCTCACCCTTTACCTTCAGTTCACCCGCATCAACGAATGTCGAGAGACGAGAAACCTTATCAATTACCCGAACAAGGAATCCAGTTTCAGTAGAACAGACACCCATTGCTTCGCAACGCTCGAAGTTTGCGAATGGTTCCTCACCATTCTTTCCCGCGTAGTCGTGGTTCTTCACTTGCATGATTTCTAAAGCTCTTGCACATACCTCGGTATGGTGCTTAAGTAGTTCTTCTCTATTCATCACTTTACTCCTGTACTTCCGAACCCACCGACTCGATCAGTCTTCTGTGTGGGCATTTCTGTAATTTGTTTAATTTCATATTCTAAATTCTCAATCATTTCTGCTTGTGCAATTCTTTCACCATGTCCAACCTCGACTGTCTGGTTACTTGAATTGTATAGCATCATATAGCACTCATGATAATAATCAGAGTCAATTATACCTTCACCATTTACCATCATCAATCCCTTTTTCAAGGAAAGACTTGATCTACTGTGGAGTCGTACAGAGAAACCTTCGGGGATGTCGAAAATCAATCCAGTAGGAATCAGTACACGGTTCTGCATAGGGATACTAATATAAAAATCTCTGTTGTCACCCTGAACAGTGGCAGACTTAGTAGTAACATCATACATGCGCTCTCTGTTCACAGAGTCATATCCACGAACAACCACACCCGGCTCTAAGTGAGCGTACAAATCAAAACAGGCGGATTGATCGGTCCCCCAGATGGGTCGTTTTACACTTTTGTATAGTGGGTAGAAACCCAAAAAATCAGTCATCATATTTTCACCAAAGCTCCAGTCATTATCAGACATAATATATTCCTTTCACACCCATATTATAACATAAAATAGAGCTAAGTCAATTATGGAGTTGGATTATATGTGATACCTTTAAGGGCATTCGCTTCGGTCAACGTTTCGGTGGCAGCCAAAACTAGGCTGTCAATCAATGAGTCATCGAGAGTAGATGGTGCGGCTTCCTCTTTGAAATTATAAGCAAGGGCATTTATTCTTGATGACATTGTGTTGACATCCTTGATCAATGCGGCGTAGTGTTGAATGTTTTCGTTTAGCATTTTCGAGTTCCTTATATTAGAATGTTAGAGTGACAGTTATAGTTATGTTGTCTGTGTCATCAAGATTGTTATCAGACCAAAAAGTTCCGGCTTCGGTGCCACTTGATGCCATATCAAATCTAGGTTTAACGTCGGTTCCACCAATGGAAACTGAGTCTGGTGTAAATACATTACCTCCCACAGTAAGTGTGGCGGAGGTTAGATTATTTCCGATCGCAGCCTTGTTTTCAAATCCTGCCGTACTTGTATCATTACTAGTCCTGAATCGAATGATGCTAGTACTATTCCTATCAAATTGACTATTGGTTACGTTAGGAGAAAATTGATCTGCTAGACTACCACTTTCTGTTCCTGTGCTGTCCTCTCTTCTTTTGGTTGTCTGGGCTGAACCACGAATGACAGATCTATCAGTTTGAACCTCATAGATGTACTGTGCCGCCGTTGACTGCGTAGGAAAGAATAACCAGCGTGGAGGAGTCATGATGTGTAGTCAATACCAAATATAACGTCGAGTGCAGAAGAGTTACTAGAAGTTATTATAGTGATCACCCCATCGGCGGCAACAGAAGTGTTTGCGAGTGAAGATTGTGCTCCACTAGAACTACTCACACTTGCTGCTTTGATTGTATCAGAACCATTCTTGAGAGTGGCGGTCACTGTGCCGGATGCAGACTTGATGAAGAATGCGGCAATGGTTCTCGCTGTGGCTGCCGCGGGATCAATAGTATAAGTCTTATCTGCGACGGTCTCAATGTGTCCAGTGTATGAGTCTGTTCGTGATGCGCTGATCACCCCAGTACCATCGTTGAAACTTATACCACCAGCACCTAAACTAATTCCATCTAAAGCATAAACTGGACCGTGAAAACTAGCTCCTTGACTTGATGAAAATCCCTGCAAAGCAATATTTACTGTAGTATCAATACTAAGCGTAGGTCCATTTTGTGTTAAACCATTAGCGAGGAATTCGTATGAGACACCTGTTATAGAAGATAACACTTTATCCCATACACCATAAGTAGAATTAAATCTCCAACTCCTACCTCCAAGAGATACTTGTGTGCCGTTTGCTGGATTTTTTGGAAATCTCGTTGTCATCTAATGCTCCTTAATATATTTATCAAACTTCTACCCAGTTATCATCGACCCTAAAATATAATTTACCCCCACCAGCATTATCTGAAGTATCAAACCAGAAATCTCCTGTACCAATTAAGGGATGGTTTCTTTTATCTGAGGTGGTTATTCCTGCAAAGGAAAATGGTACTTCGGTATCTAATTGTAATTCGACATTTTTACCTTTGGGTAAAATCTCAAGACCCCGAGTAATGTTAATGTCGGACACTGACTTTATTATCATACTACCATCATGACGTATACCAACAGCACCACCACCACCGATAGCTGTCAGTAGGTTATTTACCGCCATTGGGTCAAAGTTATTTACACTGAGGACACGCTCAAGAGACTTCGCATCGAAAGTAAGTTCTTGTTTCTTCTCATCATACTTAAGTGGGAATCTCGCTCGAACAACACCAGACTTACCTTCTGTTCCTCGCTTACCGATGGCACCTTTTTGTCCTTGCTTACCTTCTGGTCCCTGAGCACCTTTTGGACCAACTGACCCAACTGGACCCGACACACCCTGTTTACCAGAATCTCCCTTTGGTCCTTTAGTTCCTTTAGTTCCTTTTTCTCCTCTTGGTCCGGCTTCACCAACTGCACCGTCTTTACCATCCGTTCCAGCTTTACCCTTTACACCAGCTTTACCGATTGGTCCACGATCACCACTGTCGCCTTGTTCTCCTTGTGGACCAACTTTACCATTTTCTCCACGTTCCCCCACAGAACCGGTGACACCCTGTTCACCCTGAATACCATTGAATCCGGGTGGACCTTTCGGTAAGTCTGCACTAAAGACTGACCTATCTGTCAAGTGAATCAGTATAGTTTTTTGGTCAAGACTTTCTACTGACTTGACACCCACACCATTTTCACCTGTATTACCACGACTACCTTTGAATCCACGCTCCCCTACTGGGCCCTGTGGACCTAGCTCACCCGGAACTCCTTGTAGTCCAACAGGACCAACGGATCCCTGCTGTCCCTGCTGTCCCTGCTCCCCCACAGGGCCTCGTTTACCCTGTTCGCGGACAAGTGTCCTTTGTCCAACCTGTGGGATAAGCTTCTTTGTAATCTGCTCAAAACAGGATTCGATTTTGTGTCTGGTTCCTGTAACAGAAAAAACTAATCCTGTGTCAGTGACAAACTTTTTCTCATTTAGTCCAATACCTAAAACTATATTGATATCAGGAGTTGAGCCAACAGAAACCGGCTCAACAATAGATCCTTCTAGGATCGTATCATTCAATGTTTTCAGTACAACAAATGAATTACCTGATGACAATCTAATTACCTACTTCTTGCTTTCTTTTTCTTATATTTAGCACTGTCAGAATTTGATTGTTCTTTCAGCTTTTTCTTCTCTTGAATTTTTTTCATCTGGTCTTCCATATTTGCTTGCATTTGTTGTTGTTGAGCACCAGCCATAACTTTTTCATATTGTTCCATGTTATCCTGCACCCGCTTTTCGTGTGCTTCTGGAACTAGATTTTCTTCTAATAACTTTTTGGTTGCGTTATATCCCTCAATAGCACGTCCCGCATAAAATGCAGTAGCTGAAATTTCATCCAAAGCACCATAACGATATACGTCTTCACTGATGAATAGAATGTCTTCTGCTGGATATGGTGTCTCAAGTGCTTGCTTTGCAAAGATGTATGCAGCGGCAGGCTTTTCAATCGACCTATAAATCTTAGAGATCTCAACAAGAGGTTCTGCGCGGATTGGTCTAATATTATATGCACAAGTAAACTCGTGAATAGTAACCTCTGGTGGTTCCTGCATAATAGCACACAGAAGTCCTACACGGAACTGTGAATAAAATACTTCTTCATTCCATCCACCTAGTTCTACTCGCTTCTTATATGCTTCTCTTGACTTTTCCCACTGCTGAGAATCGAAGTAGCTCTGTGCTAGGTAGAAATGATAACGAGGGTTATCAGGCTCATCTTTAATTGCGTCTAACAAAGTTTCAGCATCACGAGTATATTTTTCAACTGGTGTGATACCGACATTTCTATTACCTTCGGTTCTTGCGCTAATATGATAATTACCAGAAACTTTTTGAAACACAGCAGGACTCTGTTTGGTTGCGTCAGCATACTCATGTAGAACACCAATGTATCTCCAACCAAGATCTCTCTC